AAGCTTAGCTTATTCTTTTTTATCCATTCTGATAATTTCATAATCTCCTTTCGTGAATTTATCCTAATACCAGAAAGGTTATATAATGCAAGTAAAAAATAATTGTAGACAAACTGGTATAAATGACTATATTGATTTGAAACAACTATGAAAGAATATTTTTCAAATATTAATGGTGGTCTAGGTTTAGATCATTGGTCGCCTTCAAGCTCAGATATGCCTTTGGCAAAGTGGGTAACTAATTATGGTTATCATACACCTAAAGAAAGAGATGGGTTTTTAATGAACTACAAACCTAGAGTTGGAAACCTTACTAACAACTCAGCTCAAAGATTACTATGTGAGTATAGATACTTTAAAGATAAGAAAGCAAAGATAGAGAATAGAGATTACAATGAGATATACAAACAAGAACTAGCTGACATCAATAAGTATGATCCAATAGATGAACAAGATAAGTTTGCAAGAGACAACATAGATGACATTGCACATAAAATTATTGAACAAATAAAAAAACTATACAAAGAAATATTTAAAGATGAAGTAACTGCAGCCGAAAGATATGTAGTTAATAAACCAAAAGAATTAATGCACGATATTATAGGTCGTATCGACTATGAAAGTAATACAAAATTTTTAGAACTAAAAACAAAACCTAGCAAATGTTATAAGAGAAGAAACAAAGATGAATACTATTGGAAAGAACAAGAGCTAGGAGAAGATTCAATCTTTGATGGCTACTGGAAACAAGTAGCTTTCTATTGGAAGTGTACCGGGAAGAAACCATTTTTAGGTTTGGCAAATGAAACAGATTATTTAATCTTTGATGACACACATGAAAAGATGAGAGCAGATCATTTAGAATATCAATATAACTTGATGGTAAAAAAAATTTATAGATGGGAGCAGATGATTATATATTGCAAAGGTAATTTATCTAAACTAGCAGAGCTAACAGAAGAGCCTGACCTTAATCATTTCTTTCACTATAAAAATCTAACAGACAAACAAAAACAAACAATAAAACAACTATGGGGGATAAACGCATGACCGAAAATGATTGGGTACAAAAATACGATAGCTGTATAGATAAATTAAGTAAACAAAAATCTGTTCCGCAACATGGAAAAGACTACTTTACAGTAGCTACAAGGCATAATTTATTTATGCACTACTTTGGTAGTGTTGCTAGTATTAATACAGATATTTTATCAGAGCTTTGCAATGATAATAGAGTTGCAGTTAAATGCACTATATCTATTGAAGATAAAAAATATACTGGTATGGCACTAGAAGAGTTTGGTTCTAGCTTTATTAATAAGACAAGTGCATTAGAAAATGCAGAAACTTCTGCCTTGGGTAGAGCATTAGCTGCATTTGGATTACATGGTACAGAGTTTGCAAGTGCTGATGAATTGATTAATGCAAAAATGAATCAAAATAAAACCACAACTAAAAAACAGTTTCCAAAAACAAATGGAAAAAAGAATATTAAGCTCGATATGGAGCTTGATATGGGTCTAATAAAAAATGACATCAAAAATATAGATGACATTTATGCTCTGAGACAATGGAAAAAAAATAACTCAGAATTATTTGACTCTAATAATAAGTCTCAAAGAGAGTACAGACAGATAACTGATTTGTATGAAACTCATGAGACAAAACTAAACCAAGGAGTAATAACAAATGGCTGATGATATATATATCAAGCTCGTAAGAAACGAAAAGAAGAACGCACCAGAGCAACCTGATTGGGTTGGTCCACCAAATGAGGAATCTCCACCTGATAAAGATTGGCGTATTGGTGTTAAAATAGGAGATGCTTGGCACAATCAAGCAGGATGGGATGATGAAAGCGGTATGATTACTGTTAGACTTAGAGCAAATGACAAGTCTAAATCAGGATCATCTGGTGGTGGCACACCAAGTTTTGCAGCAAAAAAAGATTATGCAAAGCAAAGCTATTATGCTAAAAGATAATAGGTATTAATTTATACCTTTTCGATGAGGTGGGGTTTTTATTTGGCATCCCTTTCTGCCTATTTTTAGTTGTTTTCCCTGCCTCATCCCTTAACTATGACGACAATAGATTTATCAGATAAAATTTTAAAAAAGATCATGGAGGATCGGCAAAAAGATTATGGTGATTTTAAAGAAAACTTTAGGCTGATCTCTGTACTATTCAATGTCATATTGCACGACAAATTGAAAGATGATATTGCACCACATGAAGTAGCACAACTTATGATGGGTCTAAAATTATACAGAACAACTAGAAATTATAAGGCAGACAACTATGATGACCTTGAAATTTACTCAAAAATGGCGAAAGAATTGCATAAATTAAGTATAGACAAAAAGGAATAAAATGACTAAATATATAAGAATTAAATCTGGCGAAGCTAACTTCCAGTTGGTTGAAAGATTTGATGATATAGAGAAAGCTGCAAACCCCAACGCACAGGGTGAGTATGTAGAATGTAAAGTTGATAGCGTAAAGATAGACTTTACTAAAGTGAAAAAGGAGAAGAATGGAAAAGCTAAAACAGGATTTCCAGAAGTTGCAAGACCTTCAAAAGAAAAAGCATGAGGCGTACCTTGCAGCCAAAAACAAAGCTAATCAATTAAAACAAGATAGCTTTGATTTGATTTGGAAAATCGAGAAAGCTAAAGAACTATTAATGAGATAACTCATTAGTATTTAAAAAAAACAACAGAAGGCGTAGGGATTCTATGCTCTAAAGAAAGGAAACATGAATATACAAGACATATTTGATAAGCATATCAAAGAAGATATAAATATATTTCCATATCAATTACAAAAATCATTCGATAATTTTTCTAATAGTGAAAGAAAACTATATGAGATTGGATTTAAGAATGGATTAAGATTTTTAAATAAATCTAGTTATACAAAAAAATATTATTTTAGAGTACCAAAGCATAATCTTGGTAGGATAAAAGAAGAAGAACTACAACAACTTATACAAAAGGTTTGTGATAGATATGAGGTAAGTAAGAAAGAGTTGTTTACCAAATGTAGAAGAAGAGATATAGTTCGATCAAGAAATATATTACATAATGTTTTGAATGAAAAATATAAGATGAACCTTACAAATATTGGTAGGATATTTGGACAAGATCATACAACAGTATTGTATTCAATTCAAATGAAGTTTAACAAAACTTTTTATTGGGATAAGAACCAAACCATTTGGGAAGAGACTAAAGAGTTATTTATTTAAGTTCTAGCGTAGTTAGGTTTCTTGCCTGATCTTCCTTTGCTCTCAGCTTTCTTTTTTCTTGATACTGCGGCAGCTCTTTGACTAGGTGTCATAGCTCTAGCCTTTGCAGCAGGTACACACTTAGGATAGTTTCTTCTTTTTTCACCTTTGCTTCTACCGCACTTTGGAAAGCCACCACCTTTCTTTGGATTAGCAATGTCAACCCAATTAGCTTGTACCCAAGATCGTAAACCTTTTGACATTATCTTTTCTTTTTCTTTTTCTTTTTACCACCCGGTGTTATCTTACCAGAGCAGACAGCACTAGCATACATATTAGCGTAAGCAGAAGGGTATACCTTAAACTTACGCTTTGCAGCAGCTTTTCCTCTTGGACAAAGTTTTGCCATTTATCTTTTCTTCTTTTTTTTCTTTCTTAATTTTTGAAAATCAGCTCCTGTTATTCTGTCTCTTGGTTCTGCAACACGAGCTATCTTCATTTGTTTCTTTGAGTATTTTTTTCCCGGCATTATCTCTTACCTTTCATCTTCATACCTTTTTTTTTCTTATCCATTTTGTTTTTCTTGTTCATAGGCTTCTTCATTTTTTTTCCATAGTGTCCCGGCATTGTATTTCTCCTTTAGTTTGCGTTCACAATAGTTGTCAAAGCAACTACCATCTTTGCCATCATGGCAAAAATATTTCTTCTCTGCATTTATAATCCATCCTCCTTCATTACTCAATAGTTCTTTATTACACTCTTCACATATTCCACAGAACCTAACTACTTCTCTCTTTACCCAAGTCTTACGCTTCAACTAGCATCTCCATCTTCTTCTTGCTTGTCTTAGTCTTGAGTTAGGGTCTTTCGCAGCTTTTGGAAATCGTTTCATTTGACCTGCTGATCTAGCACAATAAGATTTTCTTCTTGCTTTCTCTCTTGCAGTTAGTCCACTCTTTTTAGTTACAGCAGTTTTAAGTTTTGATCCGGGGTTGTCTCTTCGGTATCTTGCAACACCTGCTTTGGTCATACCCGCACCAGACTTTGTAGACCTGAAATACTTTTTAGTTTTTGGTGGTTGTTTGTCTCTTTTTCTCATTGCTCAATCTTTAATATTTTTTTCTGTCCCATGTATATTTCAGTTACAGCTTTTACTTTTTTA